TCTATACCCTTAGTGAGCCCGGGTATGCCATAGATGGCGTCAAGTTTAGAGACTACTTGGCCGGCTGTATGCCGGTTAAAGTTCTTTGGCAAGAACCCTGAGTAATCTTCCAGTGGATCTGGGGCTGGTCCGGAGACGGACTGTGATGTGATCTTTTCGACCGCTTTCGCAAGTGGTGATATGCGCTCTCCATTTTCTCCGGTAAAGGGAGAGAGAGCGGCCGGAAGATCTGTGGTTGGTGGTATGGGGAAAGACTCGAAGTCAAGTGCTGACTCACGAAGCTTTGTCTCCCCATTGATGAAGGAAGCGTACTTGTTGGATGGTACGCGTCCTAGCCACTGGACTCCGTTGGATTGCTTTTCAGGGCATTCCAGCAGGGGTCCAGGTATGGGGTCTGTGAAAACCGTTACCTTGGGCACGTAGGGCTCAATGTCTGATCGAAAGACATTCTTAGCGTACGTGGTCTGAGCTCGTCGATCGCCGGCTTGGTGAAAGCCAACGATCATACCGAATTCATCAAGGTAAGGAGATCCACACAGACCTGGCTCATTGGGAATGCCGTGAAAGACGAGATCCGTATGGATAGGACCATAGGAGTCGCCCGGGTTCGTGTGAACCTCACGGCTTTCCCAAGAGCTGGCGTTTATGAGGGTGCATGTGGTGAGGCTCATATGGGGGCGAAGATGCGTCATTTTTACGTGACTTATCTCGCCCGTCGCAAAATGAGCGGTTACTGAGGGGCGTTGGGAGAGTTGTGGTGGAAACTCAAAGATTCCAAAATCACCTCCAATGTTAGCTATGAACTTGACATCAGAGAGAAGGAATCGACTACGTGACGTAGCTTGCAATCCAACGTACCTAACATCCGTGACGTCTCCTAATTCGAGGATAACGTGCATCGGGATGATGTAACGTGTGCCTCCGATAGCGTAGCAAAACGAGCAACACTTCGGAGGAAGTGAAAGGGCTTCCGTGTTGGAAACCTTGTGGGGTGAGAGGTACAGGGTAATAACATCAAGATTTCTCTTGATGACTTCGATACGATCCTGTACTTGACCCTGGCGTTCAACAACTTGGCCGAGCAAGTGAACCCTAGCAGGCTGGTGCTTCGGGGCTCGAACAAATCGGCGGTTGTTGGGTTTCTTCGCCGCAGGGGCGTTGTCATATGTCTGCTTTTCAGCAGTGGCAACGTCCTCTACCTCAATAAAAGCGGTAGCGGGCATGAGCATGCGTACGAAGGTATACGCAAGCCCAAAAGAAATGGAGAAGGCGGTGATGCCAACTCCTGTGAGAAGGACAATGGACTGTCTGGTATGGACGTCCACGTAGAAGGCCTGAAGCTCTCCAATATCTGTGGTATTGAAGAGCTTGGGATAGGCCTCTCCTATCTTGTCTCGTAGGGGTGAACAGCGGCGTGCATAGTGCATCCACCACTCGACAAGAAAGGGACCGGCACATTCAGCAAACTGTTTAAGGCTTGGGAACATGGCGGTGCCATAGAAGCGTGCAAACGCTGTTGCTATGGACTTAAGAATGACAGCTGGTAAGGCCACCATTGTCTGTGTGGGAAACCAACTCAGGAGCTGTCGGTAGGCCGCCCCGGGTGTCATGGTGGAGAGTACGATCTCGTCACACCAATTCACCCAGGAATACTCCTGAGGAGGGAAAAGCTGAAGAAACAGCTCGTAATGTTGTTTGTTGAAGCTAAGGTCTGGACGCTTCAAAAACTCAACGAATGCTGGTTCAGTTATCCCTCTGGATGAGTTAACTTCACAGAATTCCTCGAAGGTCGCAAAGCGATATGCGTACATAGCGCCATGGATCCCCGGGGGCTGTTCTGCGAGGTAATGAACGAACTTCTCGGAGTTACCGATGAATTCGCGATAAGAGCCATGAAGGCTCTCATCCTCGTCCGTGGTATCGTCGTCGGGCGGTCCGTAGTACTTGTCAGCGAAAATGGTTCTTGACCAGGATCCAGAAGAGGAAGGAAGGGAATTAGATTGCTCTACTTCCTTTTCCTTCCCTTTCCGATCCCGAGTCTGATCATCATCTTCGTCGCCAAATCCTTGACGGACAATGGACCTACGAGGTCCATTCTTCCGGTTCCTCCTCTTTCCAGAGGAGGGACCAGG